CAGATGATTATATAGTTACGCATAATAGTGCCGGGCTATTAATTGATTTTGCCCGTCAAGAATTTATTAGCAATCCTGACTATCGGGCTGTTATATTTCGTCGGACGTATCCTGAATTTACTCAAGCGGGTGGACTAATAGATGAAAGCCAAAAAATCTATCAAGCAGTGAAAGGTAATTTTATTGAAAAGCCTCCGGGGTGGCGATTTCCATTTGGATCGAAAATATCTTTTAGACATTTACAATACGAAAAAACTGTCTATGTTTATCAAGGGGGACAAATTGCAAGGATAGGTTTTGATGAATTAACTCACTTTACAGAGGAGCAATTTTTCTATCTTCTCTCTAGAAACCGTTCGGTATCAGGCATTAAACCCGCAGTTAGGGCAACCTGTAACCCTGACGCTGACTCTTGGGTAGCTAGTTTTATCTCTTGGTGGATCGACCCTAAGACTGGGTATGCTATTGAAGAAAGAGGGGGAATAGTTCGATATTTTGTTAGGCAAGGAGGTGTAGTCCATTGGGCTGATACTAAAGAAGAACTAATCGATAAATTTAGTCTTAAAGATGAACTTTTTGACCTTATTCCTAAAGATAAAAGAGAAAAGTTTTTATCAAATATAGATACTAATATTACACCAGATAAACTGATTAAGAGTTTTACTTTTATTCCAGCTACGATTTTTGATAATCCAGCTTTAATTAGGGTTAACCCTACCTATTTGGCTAACCTTTACGCTTTACATCCTATTGAGCGGGAAAGACTTCTCAGGGGTAACTGGAAAGTTAAATACGAAGCTGGTACGGTATTTGATCGGACTTGGTTTGAGATTCTCGATAAAGTACCCGATGATTGGAAGTTAATAGGTAAAGTGAGGTTTTGGGATTTAGCGGCAACTGCTAAAGAAAATGCTGAAAACTATCACTGTTACACCAGTGGGACTCTTGTTTATAAATACCAAAGAGTTAAAAATACACTGTCAGATTCAACTGAGATTAAGGAATTTACTTATGTGATTGCCGATAATATCTGTGAGCAGAAAAAGGTCGGGGAAGTGGAATTAATGCTTAAAAATACTGCTGAATTGGATGGGAAAACTGTAGCTGTAAGATGGGAGCAAGAAGGGGGGTCGAGCGGTAAATTTGTTGAGAATACCATTACTAATGTAATTAGGGAAAATCATCCGAATCATGATATTAGAGCGATAGCACCTCAAGGGGATAAGCTAACACGAGCTTTACCAGTAGCCACGGCAGCTAGTCGGGGACAAATCTTTATCTTAAGAGATGGGACGTGGAACACTCGGTTTTTAAATGCCTGTCAGGGTTTTGATGGCAGTAAGAAAACACCTCCGACCAATGACATTGTAGATAGCCTATCGGGAGCATTTTATTCCCTTGAAAATGAGTTTCAGGGACATGAAAAGGTTATTAGCACGATTATTACTTCTGCTCCTGTTAATCGGTTTAGGAGCGGTTTTAGGGGTTAGTATCAGTAGTCCATCCACATTTCCAAACGATACCAGAAGTATTAATGTTAATTTCTTCTATTTCGATTGGATTGTCGTTATTGCTATGAAAATAGATGCACCAATGCCAGATAGCCTCTGTTTCTGATTCTGCTGCAATAAGAAGACCAAATGATGTAACTGAATCTCTAATTAGGTACAGATTCATAAATCCTCGTTAACAGTTGTAAAAATATTCTAATCAATTTGATTTACTAGAGACTCTCGATAAAGTCTTTCGCACTCTATCCAGAAACGAGCAGAAGGTACGCCTAAAGCTAATTCCATTTTATAAGCAATACAAACAGTAATTTCTGCCTTACCTTTTATGAGTTGATTAATAGTCTTTTTCGGCAACTCCATGCGACTAGCAAATTCAGTTTTAGTTATTTTTCTTTCTTTTAGGATTTTAGCAAGGGTTTTTCCCGGCGGAGACACAAAATTTGATGTATATTTATTTTCGATAGTATTAGTCATAGATTTTCGTTAAACTACATATTTTTCCATATTTCAGCCGGAATTAGACATTTTTGAACACCCCATAAAGCGCATTGTTCTTTTTCGTCATCGTCAATCATGTCTTTGGCTATATCCCATCCCGTATGCTGATAGAAAAAGAACATAAACTTAGGTTGAGTCGAAATATTAAATTTTTTTAAAATTGCCGTCGTACAATCATTTACTATTTCAGTTTTTAGTAAAAGTTTTTTAGCAATTTCTTTGTTATCAAACCCACAAAGAAAATAAAAACAGATTTTTTTCTCTAAAAGAGATAATTGATACCAGCAAAGCCAAAAATGATGCTGGCTTGGAGACATACATTCTTCAATTTCTTCTCCCATTGTTTTACTCCTCATTGATTACAAAAAAATCGTGAACAAAATAATTGACAACCTTGACTGCTTCCTTGCCTCTTGGAATAAAATCAATATCTAAGGTAATAAAAATAAAAGGGTCTTCTGTTTTTTTTGTGTTTTCCAGCTTATGGTAGCAGGATATGTCCAGTAGTAAAATATCTCCCGTTTTTAAGACTAATTTTTGAGTATCTTTTCTTTGGACTAATAAAGAGTTTATTTGATCATCCATACTTTTAAAGGGAGTATAATCTTTCAGGAGTTTTTCTAAAGTATTATTGTTTACTGTAGAAGCGTATAATTTATAGTTGTCACTCTCAACAACTAAAATAATTGAATATTTTTTATCTTCATCAATGTCGTCAGTGTGCCATTCTAACCCCAATGTCCACCATAGAGAATAAGGATCAAACAACTCTGAAAAAGGATTGTTAACCCAATTGTGTTTTGCTCTTGCAGAAAAGGTAGTAGAACTGCTCAATTCTACTATCTTGTTTAGCTTGTCTAGATTGTGATATTTGCCTAATTTATGTAAAGGTTTCATTTTTTATTTGGTTGATGGTTATTGACTGATGACTGATAACTGATAACTGATCGAAACTAAGTAAATAATCTTGATGCAATACTGCGTAAATACATCCATTCTTCTTCAAGCATTAATTCCGGTTTAGAACCGGCTATATCAAACAAACAAAAGCTTACTTCGTCTATGGGATTACCATCGTAGAATAACTCAATATCAGTATTTGGGAAAAATGCAAAAAAGGCAAACTTAAAGTCGGCATTTTGGCGATTTTCGCAGGTTAGTGTAGCAAAATGATCTGAATTTGAACTTATTTTTAGTCTCCAGTCAATAATTAAAGGATAATCTTCTTTGCGATGTTTTCTTTCCTTTACCCATTTAGCAATTTCGTCGATTATCCATTTTTGATCCTTTTGAATAAAATAATGAACTCCTTCTGAGTATTTAAAAGGATAAATTAACTTTGTTTTGTACCAGTTTAACTTGAACTCTTGCGGGGCTGAGTTAATCTTAGGGAATTGTCCTATATCCATCATTGTCATTGTTTTACTCCTAAATAATTTGTTTACTGATAACTGATAACTGATAACCTTAATCTTTTATGCGCCAATCTGCATTTGCTACAGCATCATCTTATTAGGTTTCACTTCGTTGAGTACTGATTGGACAACCTACCTCTTTATCTGTTTTACACACAAATATCCTCTATTTCCGTCGTTCTGACGGAAATTCAATTCGGTAAATGTTCCACACCTCCAAGATGGAAGCAATAGTACTTTTGGGTTTTCGTGTCCTTGTGATGCAAGGTAGTGATTAGCTTTGTGGAGTGTTTGACCTACGCCAAACACTACCATTCCGATTAAGATAGCAATCAAAAGATACGATACGTTCTCTAGCCTTGCAATTGTTCCTAGTATTTTTCTAGATTCCTCGTTCATGTTCATGTTCAAATATATCGGTTTGTAGAGAGAGGAATTGCACCTCCCATTTTAGGATAGCCGTAACTCTTTCTATCCTCATCAGTGCCTAGAATTGAGCCGCTAGGCATACGGGAAAGGTTCCCGTTTCGGATCGGCTAGGGCTTTTGCAAGAACAAGAACCCTAGAACGTTCGAGGGGTTAGACTCATCCCGGACGATTGCACCAGGGGCAAGGCAGTCCGTCCGTCCTTGTCTGCTAGCGGCCGCCGCCACTAATCCTGAGACAATATAGTACACCTCCTCCTGATACTTAGGGAGTCCCTCGATCTCCCCGTAGATAACGGTTTCTACTGGGATACCGTCAATGGGTTCTGCGGGTTCGTTGGACATTTTGACCCGCGGGAGAATCCCGGATGCTGGGATTTCCTTGAGAACCACAATCGCCTCTTTGTTTCCCAGAAACTGTTTTTTTTCATCTTGGGTGATGCCAGCTTTGTTTAATATGGTGATGTTGTGGGGGGTAGCGTTGATAATAGTCATGGTTTTTACTCTTAATAGGTTGCTGTTTACTGATAACTGACAACTGATAACTGATGACTAATTTATTAATCACAAACTACCCGAAAACCATTCTTGCAGCAAGTCTTTTAGTCCCGGCGATAATTCAAGTGTTGTAATGACTGAATATGATGCAATTGGATCGTCGAATATTACACAATATTGTTTAGTGTTTTCAATTTGCGGACAAGGTAATAAATTCTCGTAAGTATCTAAAACACATAGTATGTATTTCGTACTGACAATAACAGCAATTTTGTCGCCTGACCTCGGAGAAAAACCTTCAATGCGAATACCCTTCATTTTTTTTTTGACTCCTAAATAATTGTTAGCTGACAACTGATAACTGGTATATTAAAACTCTTGCCATGTCGTCGGGTCGGTCGTTGGTTCGCTGTACCGACTTAAATCCGACGGCTCAGTATCATCATAAATAAAATCGTCTGTAGATTCATTACTAGGAATCTCGTAGCAACGCCCTCCGCAATCCACGAATCCCATCGTAGGGGAAATAACAAAAGATTTTTTGACGGGTTGAAATTTAATCTCAGGTAATTCGCAGTTGGGGAGTTTTCCGTCAGGACTGAAACCACGGCTTAACTTGCCATTAAAGGTATCGAAAAACCATTCTTTACCAGTTTGCTGACAAATAACTCGGAGAGTGGTAATCCGTCCTTCTCCCCACACTTTAAGAGAAACCTGGTGCTTTTGACCTCTGGCAATCATAGTGAAATTGCCAGACATAACGGGGACGCAATTAGATTTGACAGAAAGAGAATTGGATGCTAACATGGCTTTTGACCTGATAAGGGTTGACGGAAAGGCGATCACACTAATTTGGAGTTGGGAGTGGTCGTCTTTCTCTATATCTGTATATTACCGTAAAGTCAGTAATATTGTCAAGCATTATTCCAAAAAAAGTTATAATAAATTATAGAGACACAAAACTAATACAATGGTACTAAAAAACAGAGTCAAGGAATTTACAGAATCTAGAGGCATCACAGTCTATAAATTCATTCAGCAAACAGGGATTGCGATGTCCACGGGATACAAGCTATCTCGGAATCCTAATCACTTACCATCTATCACTGTCTTAGAAACAATCTGTGATAGGTACGAGATACAGCCTAACGAAATTGTCTATTGGATTGATTGAAAAGCTAGAATTAAGGAAAATGTAGGCTAGGACAAATGAAGCAAATTACAGCAATATTTAACACTTATCTGAAAAAAACTCCAGAGCAAGTGTCTGATTTGAAAGAAGATCAGTTAATTTTTGTAGAAAAAAATCGAAATTATCCTGTAGATAAAGTTTTATCTGAATATGGATTGCACATTCAAGTAAAACTTAGCTACAGCGCAGGTGATTGGTGGATATTCAAGCCGCATTGGGATTTATCTGATTTACCTAATACCTTACCCGTGACAGCCGTTTTTAAGTTTCCTGTAAGTCGATCTCCTAAGTTGATTGAAGGAATTTTGCAATTTTATCGAGGAAATGATAAAGCAATTGAAGTAGTGGCTACCAGTGGCTCAATTGGGTATCAATACCGAGGTGCCGAAAAAATTGTAGGCAAAGGACAAATACCAGAAGGAAATCATTGGCAAATCAATACTAAGGGATATTGGTTAGATACAAGAGGTGTTGAGGGGATGTTTTTTCATATTACGCCCGATCCTTACAAAGGATCGGGGTTTTCTCGATCAGAACTTGGATTACATCGAGACGCTAATGTGCCTGGAAGCGCGGGCTGTATTGTAGTTAGAAATAGTCAAATTTTTAACAACCAAATAGTTAACTATCTGACTGGTCTAAGCCAGGAACAAAAAACAGTAAACTTATCAGTACAATACACTTGACATTTTGTTTTTTGATATGTTAGCTTATAAAAGCGGGGTGAGTGAAATGGTTTCCACATAGGCCTCATAAGCCTAAAACACTAGGTTCGACTCCTAGACCCCACATTAATCAAATAAAATCCCAATTAAGAGAATTATCAAATCCTTGAATATCAGCAAGGGATTTTTCTCCTGATTGGGTAAGTCGATAGTATCTTTTTCTAGCACCGGCTCTATCGTTAGATCGCTCGGTTCCCCATCGAGATTTAATGAGTCCTTTTTCCTCTAATTTCTGAAATACAGGGTAAAACGAGCCAATATCAAGGCTTCTACCTTTAGTATTAGCTATAGATTCAATTATCTGCAATCCTGACAATTCTTTATTGTAAAGAGTCTGCAAAACAAGGATTTCTTTGTTTGTCATTGCTTTAAAGTTTTCTAATCGGTCTTTTTCTGGGTGATTGTCGATCTTGAATTAAATTTTGGTTTTCCTCAAGGAAAGACTCTAGCTGATCATCGGGGATTTCTCTGATCTCTCTGGTTTTCAGTAAAACAATAACCCTAGATTGTGGTGGTTTGACGACATTCGACTTGAAATCAGGAGGAATACCCGGTAATCGGTCAATTTTTGCTGAATACCCACCACACCCGTCAAATTTGTCAGGCATATTTTAAATACGGTATAATATTGGTATGCCCCGCGTTAACGGGGGACTAACCACAATAAATCATGGCTAATTCTAGTTTACAACGTTTCGATCACGATGGTATTGAATTAATTATTAATACCGAGACTGGTGAGAGCTTTGCCTCAATTAGTGGATATGCCCGGATGTCGGGGAAAATACCTTCGACTATTTCTCGCCGTTTGACCATGAGTGGTTTGCGTGAAAAGGGTCTTGATCAAGCTCAAATCGAGACAGCAGGCGGGTTACAAGGTGTTGCGTTGATACCAGAAAATTTAATCTGTCAGTGGTTAATCAAAGACAATCACGAACTAGCCCTAAAAGTAATGCAGTTGGGCGTTCGCTTATTCCTTCTAAATTGACTGCCAAAATCGACGAATTGGATTATCGAGAAGTTGGCTATATCGATGAAATCCTCGGCTTAAAAGACCAAATTAAAAAGCTTGAGAGCGAGAACTCTACTCTAGAGGAACAAATCGAGTTAATGGGGAGATATTAGGGGAAAATCAATAAACAAGGTTGTTTACTGCTAAAATAAAAAACAGAAATTGACACCATAACTGGTACATAACTGATAAAGCTAACCCCTGTAGTCTCTACAGGGGTTTTTTGTTTGTTGGTTTGTAATTAGATTGTAGATAAGGATATTAACAATGGAAGTCTTGATATATATAGGCTCTAGACTTTGTTGATGTTGTTAGCCTTATTCCCGTGTCAGGATTTTTTATGTTTTTATTGCTGACCTCGATTAATTAGATTGTTAGTTTGTAAATAGATTGTAAATAAGGGTATTTACAAAGATAGAAAAGATGAAAGTGTTAATATATATAGCTTTCATCCTTTTTTTACTTCTTTGTAGATATTGTTAATAATTACCCCGTGTGTATTTTTTTTGTTTTACTGTTGAGCCTGTTTCTTTTTATTGCTGACCTTGTTTGGTTTCTTTATTTTTTTCTCTCTATAGAGCATCAACAATATCTACAAAGCCTAAAACCTAGTCGGGGTAAGGATTTTGATTGTAGATAACCTTATCTACAATCAAATACAAAAAGAACAGATTAGCGATGAACCACTTCTCACCT